GGAAAAATTCAAGTAACAGATGTGAAAACAAATAAAAAAAGCACTCAAAGAGTGCTAAGAAAATATTATTATGGGACAATTATAGCACTAATTACCCTGTAATGCAAGAGGTGAAGAGAAATGAGGTTTATAACAACTATAAATAATAAAAAGTGTCTTGAATGGAAGATAACGGCAACTCAGGGGGCATTGGTTTCACTGATATATGAGGCTAATTCCTGGGCAAAAGAAATAGTAGTAGAAGACAAGGTATATTATTATATTTCAAGAAATTTGATACTACAGGAATTACCATTATTTTTTGAAAAATCTGATACTGTTTATCGTAATTTAAAGGCTTTAAATAAAAAAGGGATAATTGAGTATGTAAAGCAAGGAAAAAAAGATTTGATAAGGCTGACAGAAAAAGGAAAAACTTGGAATGTTATCAAGTCAGAAAAAGAAGAGCTGAACTCGGAAATAAATCCGAGTAAAATTGAAAACTCGGATTCAAATCCGACAAAACTCGGAAATAAATCCGAAAAAAACTCGGATTCAAATCCGACAAATAAAGATAATATATATTATAAAAATACTAATAATAAAGATAATAATATATATAGTGCCGTAATTAATTATTTGAATGAAAAAACAAACAGGACCGGAAGAGAAAAATATAATTCTAATTCTAAAGAAATCAGGAAATACATAAAAGCTCGACAAAGTGAGGGATATACATTAGAAGATTTTAAACAAGTTATAGACAATATGACAGCCGCTTGGATTGGTACAGAATGGGAACAGTATTTGAGACCACGAACATTGTTCAGTAATAAATTTGAAGATTATTTGCGTTGGAGAAAAAGTAGTAAAAATATAACTAAAAAGTCAAGCAGTAACAATGACTTTATAGTCACAGAAGAGAGCTTGGCTGAAACATTTGGGAGGTATAAACAATGACATTGCAAGAGTTTAATAAGGGATTTAAGCCATTTCTGGATTTTTTCCCGACAGATGGTATGACAAAAGAGAAAACAAATATATATTTTGCTGCTTTATCTGATTTGACATTCAGACAATTAAATATTTCATTTCAGAGAATGGTCAAGAATAGAGTCTGGAAAAATTTTCCTCAGCCAGCTGAAATAAGGCAATATGCATTAGGGACAACAGAGACTGATATAAATGTCCGTATAAATCTGGCAAAGGAAAAGTTAAAAAGGGCAATATCAAAATATGGAGCTTATGGATCCATAGAATTTGATGACAAAGGAATACATGCCGTTGTTGATAGCTTAGGAGGATGGCATGAAGTATGCAAAATGTTAGTAGATGATTTCGATAAGTTCCTGACATTTGAATTTCCAAAAATCTATAAAGCATACTGGGAAATGCCATACAATGTAAATTCTTATTACCTTGGGATTACAGATAACAGCAACAATACAAAGAATATAAAATTTATAGGAAATTCAAACATGGGAGTAGGAAATAATTTAATTGCAAATAATGAAAAAATGCTGATAGGAGGATAAATGAGAGTTAAAAAAATAGAAACAATAAAGCTGGAAAACAAGGCTATAAAACAGCGTAGAGATGAAATAGAAAAAGAAATGAAAAAGCTGGAAAAAGAAGATAAAAAGCTTTTGCAGCAATTAACGAAGAATATAGAAATATTGAAAAAGACAGGTAATATAAAATAAAAATAAAATCAGGAAGTGAGGCATAGAATGATTTTTATAAGCGGTAATGTTCCAAGCTCAAAAAATAGTAAGCAATGGACAGGGAAAATGCTCATAAATTCAAAAACAGTGAGGAACTATATAAAAAATCATTGCGATGAATGGTGGGAGAACACAGGAAAATTCAAGGAAATGATAAAAGAAAAAGAAAAACCTTATAAAATTGGATTTTACTTTATCAGGGACAGTAAAAGAAAATTCGATTACATTAATGCAGCACAACTTCCACTGGATTTAATGCAAGATTATGGCTGGATAGATGATGACGATGTTAATAATGTTATTCCTGTATTCCTAGGGTATGAAATTGACAAAGAAAATCCGGGAGTGAGAATAGAGATTTTGTAAAATTTCAAATGGACAATGGCAATTTAATAACTGTGAATTAATCTCTGATACCTGAAAATATTGAGGAGTTTATAGAGTACTGAAAAATAAATAAAAAGGAGAAAATGATATGAATTTGATAAAAGTGAGTGTAGAAAATATAAATGGAGTATTAGTAACAACAAGTAACAGGGTAGCGGAAGAATTGGGAGTAAATCATAAAGATTTATTAGAGAAAATAGAGGGGTATATTGAAAAATTTACGAAAGCGGAAAGTTCCGCTCTCGGAGAAAGTATTGATTTTAAAGAGTTTTATATGCCGAGCTCTTATAAAGTGAAAAGTAACTTTAAAAGTTATAAAAATTATTTAATCACAGAAAAAGGAATAGCACAATTAGTCGGAGGATATAGTGCAGTCAGAAACTCTTAAGAATGAAATAGCAAAGGCTACTGCTTAAAAGTATAATAGGAGGATAAAATATGAATGAATTACAAGTTATAAATGATGAAAGATTTCAAATATTCAGTAAAGAGAATTTAGGAAGTGTAAGAACAATATTGGTGGATAACGAAGTATGGTTTTGTATAAAAGATGTTTGCGACATATTAGAATTAACAAATCCTACTGTTGTGGCTAAAAGACTAGATGAAGATGAGAAGGCTAAGTTTGACTTAGGGTTAAAAAATGGAGAATTAACTAACTTCACAAATGAAAGTGGATTGTACGCTTTGATTGTAAGAAGCGACAAAAAGGAAGCAAAACCATTTAGAAAGTGGATAACATCAGAAGTTATTCCAGCAATTAGAAAAACTGGAATGTATATAACTAACAACTTATGGGAAGAAATAATGAACAATCCTTCAAAACTGGGAGAGGCATTCATTGAATTTGGAAAAGTCAAAAAAGAGAATGAAAATCTTAAATTCACAAACAAAATACAGGAACAACAGATAATAGAACTGCAACCAAAAGCACTTTACTATGATTTAATTCTACAATGCAAGGATTTGTTATCCACAACTGTAATAGCTAAAGACTATGGAATGGCAGCAAAGGGATTTAATAAAATGTTGCATGAATATGGTATACAGTACAATCAAGGTGGTGTGTGGTTCTTATATCAGAAATATGCGGTATACGGATATACACAGACTAAAACAAATCCTATAACAAGAAGTGATGGAACAGTGGATGGAAAACCTCATATGTACTGGACACAGAAAGGAAGGATATTCCTTTATGAGTTTTTGAAAAAAGAAGGAATAGTGCCATTAATTGAGATTGAATCTGAAGAAATGGGGGCATAATGAGTTACAATGATTTGATAAAAAAATGGAATCAAAAAGTGGAAAGCATAACAGAAAAATATTCAAAAGAAATAAAGGAGTACGAAAAAATTGGAAACAATGAAAACTTCCAAAAAATAATAAAAAAAATTGAGGAATTAGGAAAATATAAAGTTGAATTAGATAAGCATACATCTTTAGAAAGTCAAATGTATGGAATAAATAAAATTGAAAACGAATATATAAAAATACATTTTAGCTTTTTAGATTTTTATGGATTTGATACTGAATTTGATATGAAAAAATACTTAAATGGTGAAAAATACAATCTGGACGCTTATTTTGATGAAGAGTTTATTGAATATGAAATGTTAAAAGGTGGTTATGAAAGTTTTGATGAAATCAAAAAAATAATTGATGAAGTAATCGAAAGGAATGAAAAGAATGGATAAGAGAAAAGTTTTTTTGCAGCTCCTAATAGAAGCAATGATACCTGAATTGGGAAGAGGTTTTTCAAAAACAAGTAATGAAAATGGAAAAGAAAATATAAATAGTGAAGTCGCCGAAGAGATTGCAAATAATGAAAAGTATAGTGAAAGATTATTCGCTGTTTTTGGAAATGAATTGGATAAGATATTGGAAGAATATATAGAAAATGGATTTCAATAAAAATAGTTCTTATTGTAGCAAATGAAGTTTCTCAAAATTAGGAAAGTTCAAAAAAATATAACATAATCTAAACAAATTCACAGTTATTAAAGGCTGTGAATTTTTATTTAGGAGGAATTATGATAGAAGAGCAAATTGAGAAAATTGGAATCATAAAAGACAAGCTGAAAACAGGAGAAGTTTTAAGCAAAGATGAGCATGATTTTTGCAGAATGAATACAAGAATTTTTGAAAACATGAGATTCAGAAAAGTTAGGAGAGCAATGAAAAAATGGCAACGGTAGAGATAGACAGACTGAACTGTGAAATAAGGCTGCTATATCCGACTAACGAAAGTGTCAAAAAACTTGAGGAATGGCAGGAGGAAATAAACAACTATCCGATTAAAATCATTCCTCAGAACACAATAACAATGGAGCAAATGAAACTGCTATATGTTCTTTTTAAACAGTTCAGCGAGGGTATAGAATGGTATGACTTGGGGTATACAAAAGACTATTTAAAAGACATGTTCAGTAGTATATATGAGATTGGAGAGTTCAGTTTAAGTCCATTTAAGAAAAATCCGTTGACGCTGGAACAGGCGACTGAATTTATCCAGTTCATAATAGAACACGGAATTGAAAATAATATAAATCTTTATATTCAGGACAAAAATACAGGAGTAAAAAGACATATCAGGGAGATAGTGCCTGATATTCAAAGATATGTAATTAGATGCTTAAGAGAAAGAGTATGCTGCGTATGTGGAGAAAAGCATGACTTCAAGAATGGAAAAATAGTGGACTTGGAACATTATGATAATATTTCCAGTACAGCTACAACTTATGATCTAGATGATGGACTACAGAGCAGGTTTTTAACTTTATGCAGAAAACATCATATGGAAATACATAATATACCAAAAAAAGAATTTATAGAAAAATATATCCTTGAGCCTGTATGGTTAAATGAACAGTTAGTATATGAATTGCTTGACAAATATCCGAATCACTTTAAGCTGTTCAGAAAAAGACTGAAAGAAGGGTACTATGATGGACAGATAAGAATGGAGAAACAATGAAAATATTATATTGTGAAGATAGCCATATGGCAGTAGTTGAAAAGGATATTAATCAAATTGAAAGATTTATTATTAATGTAGATATTAGACAAAGATTGAACTCACATAGAAAAATCAGGGTATATAAAATAAATTTTGACGCAAAAAAATTATCTGATGACTGCATTATAAATTTATTTAAAATAAGTGCAGCAAAAAGAAAAAAAGAAATGTTTACTGTATTGTATTAAAGAAATTTTAGAACATAAAAAAGGAGAAAAGAAAATGACAGAAAAAGAAAAACAGAAATATGAAAATATTTTTTTGAAAGTTTGGGATAATAGTTTGCTTGAAAAAGATTTATTGATGGATATGTGTGAATTGCTTACACAAGAAAAAATAAAAGCATTGGAAAATGGGATCACGTTATTTTATTACAAAACAACGAATGGAAGAACATTTGTAATAGAAGATGATGAAATTTCTGGGACTTTAGAAATTTATGAGGAAAAGAAATAGAAATAACAGGACAATGGCAGTTGAATATTTTTGGTCTTAGGGTATAATATAATACAGTATTATACTTAGGAGGAGTTATGAAAGAATTTATATTTATGCAAAATATATCCAATATGTTTGAAAGATATTATAGCAATGAAAAGAATGTTAAAAATGAACCTTTGGAAAAAGATGAAAAAAAAGAATTTCAAGAAATATCAAATAAATTCGAAAAAGGTATAACTGAAGAATGTTACAAAAAATACAAATATATAAAATCAGATATGCTTGAAATAAGCTCGAAATTCGAAAATGCTATATATATTTCAAGAAAGATAAAAGATAACACTTATGAACCAACAAAAATTTTAAAATCAGAAATCAAAAAATGGGATTATTTTGATTTTAAAAAAAAATATAATGAAAGTCTTGAAAAAGTTGAGTATTTTCTTCCAATATACAGATCGGGGATACTGTATTTTGATTTAGAAATTGAAAATCCCTTTTTAAATCAATTGGAAGGAATTTTAATAGATATGACATCAATAAGAAATAATTTACTACAAAAAAAATTATTTGATGGCTTGAAAAAATTAGATGATTTAATAGAAGAACAAAAAAAATATGATAAAAATATATTGAATATTATGGGAATTTTTTTAGCGATATTTTCTATAATCGGATTTGGAATTTCTAGTTCTTTAAATATTGAAAGCAATCATTTTGCGTTATGTTCAATGATTTGTGGAGCTATTTTAATAACAATGACAAGTTTGTTTTATTTGATAAATTTTAGTTACGAAAACATTTGGACAAGTATTGGAAGAATGATAATACCAATTTGTATAGGTTTTGGTTTAATAATTTTTGGAGCCAATTATATGAAAAGTCATCCGTCAGAAAATAAAACAGCGAAAGATTTAGAAACTAGATTGAAAATAATAGAAGAAAAAATAGATTACGAAAAAAGAATAAATGAGTTAGAAAAAAAGACCAAATAAAACTGGTCTTTTTATTTTAGAAAGGAAGTAAAATGAACGAAAAAGATATAGAAAAGATAGCAGAAAAGATATTGGAAAAAATGAAAAATGATAAAGAGTTAAAGGTCGAGAAACAATTAACTCCGTTTCAGAAGACAGAAAAACTGCTATCAGAGTTATCTTTATTGAAAGGTGCTATCGATTCTAAAAATATGCTTATAGAGGATTTAAAGAAAGAGGGCATATCAATTCAGAAAAGAGAAGCAGGAATGAATGTTCAGTCAAGTAAAGTTTATCTTTCGGAACTGGAAAAGGTGGAAAATAGAATCGAGAAATTACAGGAAGAAATTGCAAGAATAGAAAATGTGGTTAATATGGTTGAAAGAGCTTTGGATACAATCAAAAACAATAAGCATTATGACATAATAGAAATGAAGTATTTCGAAGAGCTGACGTTTGAGTATATAGCTGAAAAATTGGATATAAGTGAAAGAACAGCAAAAAGATACAAAAACAAAATGATTAGACAATTGCAACTTATCATTTTTTCAGATGATGTATTAAAAAGTATATTGAACTAAAAATTGTCACTTTTTTGTCATTGTATAAAATTTTTAATATGTTATAATATGATAGAGTGAGATTTTAGGATTTGAGATAACTTTGTCGAGGTGAGTTTTGCAAACTATACACCTGACTATCAAAGGCAGTATAAGAGCTGTCTTTTTTTATTTACAAGAGATGAGGTGAAGACGTTGACAAATAAGCAGAAGGTTTTCGTAAATGAATATCTGAAAGACCTTAATGCCACAAGGGCATATAAGACGGCATACAAAAATATAAAAAGTGAAGAAACAGCAGCAACTAACGGGAGCAAATTGCTAAGAAATACCAAGGTTGCTCAAGAAATACAAAAAAGAATGGACGAAAGAGCGAAAAGAACGGAAATAACGCAAGATAAAGTGCTTAAGGAAATAGCAAGACTGGCATTTACGGATATAACTTCGATTGTCAGTGTCAAGAAGTTTAAAATTAACATAGGGGAATATTCAAAGGTTGTTATAAAAGATTTTTCAGAGCTAACAGAAGATCAGAGAGCATGTATTTCAGGAGTGAAGGAAACCAAACTTGGAATTGAAGTAAGTTTCTGCAGTAAAGAGAGGGCACTAGAATTATTGGGAAGACATCTCGGAATGTTTAACGACAAGCTGCAGCTTTCGGGTGAAGTCAAGACAGGTAACCCTTTTGCAGGTCTGACAACTGAAGAACTGAAGGAAATAATTAAAAATGAGAAATAGGGAGCTTATAAGACAGGCAGAACTGGAACTTGCAAGGCGTGAGTTCTTTTTTTATTGTCATCTAATGTCACCTGATTTCTATGAAAGTGATAGAAGTTATTTGTTAGAACTGTGTCAGGACATGCAGGAATTTGTCGAATCCGAGGATGACGTACTGATTATCAATCTGCCACCGAGACACGGGAAATCAAGGACGGCCACAATGTTCGTCGAGTGGTTGCTTGGAAGAAACTCTTCAAAGAAAATAATGACGGGTTCATACAATGAGACACTGTCAACTGTATTTTCAAAAGCTGTGAGAAATACAATTTCTGAAATAAAGGCTGATCCAGATAAGATTGTTTACAATGATGTATTCCCGGATATCAAAATTAAAAAAGGCGACGGGGCAATGAATCTGTGGAGCTTGGAAGGTCAGTACAGTAATTATTTGGCGACATCACCGACAGGAACTGCGACAGGTTTTGGGGCGGATATAATCATAATTGACGACCTGATTAAGAACGCCGAGGAAGCAAATAATGAAAATGTACTGGAAAAACATTGGGAATGGTTTACAAATACGATGCTTTCAAGACTTGAGACAAACGGAAAGATAATAATCATAATGACAAGATGGCACTCAAATGATTTAGCTGGAAAAGCTTATGATGAGATGTTAAGAACAGGGTATAAGATAAAGCAGGTAAAAATGAAGGCCCTTCAGAATGATGGGACAATGTTATGCGATAAAGTTCTCACTTACGAAGAGTATCTGAGAAAGAAAAAAACGATGGGTGAGGATATAGCAAGTGCCAATTATCAGCAGGAACCGATAGACCTTAAAGGGCGTCTATATACATCATTCAAGACTTATGACAGAATAAATTTTGAATTTGACAGGATATGCAGTTACACAGATACAGCGGATCAGGGGAGTGATTATTTGTGCAGCATCATATACGGAGAATATAACAGAGAGGCGTATGTACTAGACGTCTATTATACGAAGGAAGGGATGGAAATAACTGAAAAGGAGACAGCTAGAAGACATTTTGAAAATGAAGTAAATTTGGCCGTGATTGAAAGTAACAATGGTGGACGTGGATTTGCCCGTAACGTTGAAAGAATTTTAAAATTTGAGCACCACACGAACTCCTGCAGAGTTACGTGGTTTCATCAGTCAAAAAACAAAATGGCAAGAATTATATCGAACAGTACCTGGGTAATGGACCACATATACTTCCCTAAAAACTGGAGGGACAGATGGCCTGAATATTACTCTGCAATGAATAAGTACCAGAAGGAAGGAAAAAATAAGTACGATGACGCCCCTGATGCAACCACAGGAGTGGCAGAAAGAACAAATGTGAAAGGTAAATACACACTCTAAGGAGATTGGAAATGTTTAATTTTATAAAAAAACTGTTTAGGAGAAATAAAAAGATGGGAAATGAACTTGAAAGATTAATAAACGACTTCCTTACGTCAAGGAAAAAGAAACAGATGGAAGATAGCCATAAATATTACATTGGCCAGCATGATGTATTGAACAGGCATAGGGATATGATAAATGAAAGCGGAGAACTGGAACCCCTTAAGAATGTCAAGGTTGCCAAACTTATTGATAACCAGTACTCAAAACTTGTTGATCAGAAGACAAATTACTTACTTTCAAAAACTCCCACATTTCAGTCTGATAATGATGAATATACAGAGTCACTGAAGGGTATAATCAATGACAGATTTCTGAAACTTCTCAGAATGGTAGGAAAAGATGCATATAAATATGGCACAGGTTGGCTATATGTATATATTGGAAATGATGGGAAACTTAAATTTAAAAGATTTGACGGTCGTAATGTGATACCCGTATGGAAGGACGAAGAACATGAAGAGCTTGACTATGTAGTAAGGCTTTATACAGTTAAAGAATTCAAAGACGGAGGATTTCAGACGTCAACAAAAGTTGAGGTATATAGGGAAACAGGAGTCGAATATTATAACTGGAATAATTCCCTTATAGTCGACAGGGAACCTGAATCATATCTGAGACTTGAAGATAATAACGGAGATGTACAGGGATATAACTGGTTAAAACTGCCCGTAATACCATTCAGATATGATGAGACAGAAATGCCTCTGCTTGTCAGAGTGAAATCCTTACAGGACGCACTGAATGAACTTATATCAGTGATGCAGGACAGGGTGGAAGAAGACCCTAGAAATACAATTCTGATTGTGAAGAACTACGACGGAACGGACTGGAGCGAGTTTAGGCACAATTTGAGAGTTCACGGTGTAATTCCGATACGTTCAGACGAAACGGGAGAAGGTGGAGTCGATTCATTAAAAATCGAAGTAAACAATGAAAATTATAAAGTTCTGGTTGATATATTTAAGAAGGCTATCATTGAGAATGGAAGAGGGTTTGACGCAAAGACTGAAACACTTGGAGCTAATCCAAACCAGCTAAATATCCGTTCGATGTATTCGGATATAGATTTGGATGCAAACTCGATGGAAGTAGAATTTAAGGCATCGTTTGAAAATCTTATGTGGTTTGTAAATAATTATTTAAGAAATACGGGATTAGGTATATCTGAAGACGAAAAACTGGATATGATTTTCAACAGGGATATTTTAGTGAATGAAAGTCAGGCAATTGAAGACTGTCAGAAGTCAGTTGGAATATTGTCACAGGAAACTATAATCGGACAGCACCCATGGTCAGTAAACGTGGAAGAGGAAATGAAAAAAATCAAAGAAGAAAAACAGGAGAAAATGGAAGACTACGGAGGATTCGGAGAGCATAATCATAACAGCCCCCAGCCAGGGGGAGAGGCTTAAAGCCTCTTAGCTTAACTACGCATGATGTCGTAAGCCGAAGGATTTAAATCTATGATTAAAATACATTCATTTAATCTGCTGGTATCTATACTTTTTAGATATCCTTCGGATTTAGCCAATTCTGCACCCTCGACAACTAATGGGGTATCCTTTTTGTTAAATTTAAATGAAAAAGGACCCTCAAAAGTAACATTTGGAGATGTTGCAACATCTTTTAAAAAACTTATTGAGTCTACCATCTTAATCACCTACACTTTCTATCGGAGTACCGATTATACAAGTATACCTTAGAATTTAAGAAAGGCAAGATATGAGTAAAAATAATTATTGGCGGGATAGATTTATCGAAGAAGAGGAAAGGCTTAATAAAATAGCAGGAGACGAATTTAGAAGACAGCAGCTGGAATATGAAAAGGCTATTTCAAGAATAAGTAAGGATATCGAAGTGTGGTACGGAAGAATAGCTAAAAACAACAATGTTTCACTTGCTGAAGCTAAGAAGATGCTTAACGATAAAGAACTCAAAGAATTCAGGTGGACACTTGAAGAATATATTAAGCACGGAGAGGAAAACGGGATCAAAAAAGACTGGAGCAGACAACTTGAGAATGCAAGTGCAAGAGTACACATTGAGAGGCTTGAGGCTATGAAGCTGCAAGTAAGAGGGGAAATAGAAAAACTTTATAACGGCCGTGAAAGCGGATTTGAAAGTTATCTTAAAAATCTTTATAAAGACCAGTACAATCGTACAGCTTTTCAGATAGCAAAAGGAACAGGGGTAGGAACAAACATATACAGTTTGAACGATAAGCTTGTAAATACGGTTATTAAAAAACCATGGGCTCCTGATGGCAAAAACTTTAGCGACAGGATATGGGAAGACAAGGACAAGCTCATAAATACTCTGCACACAGAAATGACGCAGGCATTTATCAGAGGCGACAGTCTTGAAAAACTGGCAGATAAAATTGCTGAGAAAATGAAAGTGTCAAAAGCCAATGCATCAAGGCTGGTGTATACAGAAAGTGCCGTCTATTCAAGCAAGGCAAGGCTTAAAAGCTATCAGGATTTGGGGGTAGAAAAGTATGAAGTTGTCGCAACACTGGACAGCAGGACATCGGACATATGTCAGGATATGGATGGTAAGGTATTTGACTTGAAAGATTATGAAGTTGGAGTCACTGCGAATCCGTTTCATGTCAGATGTCGTACTACTACAGCTCCATATTTCGATGACATGGAAGGCGAAAGAGCTTCAAGGAATGAGAAAACAGGAGAAACGGAGTATGTTCCGGCGGACATCACGTATAAGGACTGGAAAGAAAAATATGTGGACAATACCCCTATTGCAAAAACTGAAAAAAGTGATATAATAAGATTACCAAAGACCTTATGGGAACATAAAAAACATACCGAAAACTGGTATGCAGGTAATTTGAAAGGTCTTGTATCAAAAGAGGATGAAATAGTTGTAACTAATAAGTTGCAGAATATCATAGATAATTCTGAATTTTCAATGAGATTCAATAGTAATAATATTGACAGTTTGCTTGATTCAAATAGATTTATGAATCAGTTTGAAACAGGGACAAGTGGAGGGACAATTTCTGATAAATTCAGAAAAGAAGCTACTAGAAACCTTTTTGGTGCAAAAATTAAACTGAAACCGGAAGACTATGAGAAATATGGATATTTGGCGAGCAACGATTTTCTGAAAGATTCGACCAATAATTGGACATTGGATATGTATGGAGACACAATCATCAGATTCAATAAAGATAAGTTAAAGGGAAAGGTAACATTCACGGTAGATGACAGTTTAGGAAATGCAGTTTTAAAAAAAGTTATCGCAATCAGCACAGAAAAAGCGGAAATATCCGCCATGGATGTAGGAAAAATAAGAAAGTATACAGATGTTTTGATAAATACGAAAGCTTCTGATGTGATAGAATTGACATCTGATTTAGGTGTAAGGTATATAGAGCTACAATATCATGGGGAATTAAAACTTGATGAAGTCGAAAGCATCTGTTTTACTGATAAACTTCCAAGTATCCACAGATTAGAGAGCTTAAAAAATAAAGGGATAAAATTGTATAAGATTGAAGGTGGCAAAATTGTTGAGATTTAAAGATGTTTTATATACGAACGGGACAACGGGATTTATAGTTTCATTGGAAAATGGATGTTTTGCTTTAATTGATGTAAAAAATAAGCATGTAGATGTAGATGTATTTTTAGAAACTTATCTGAAATGGGGAGGGTTTGATGAAGTGGATACATCTGATAAAATCGAATTAATAAAAAAGGTTTTAGAACATCCTAAAAAAGTTTACATCAGTTCATTGGCAACGGGCTATTTGGAGAGTGCTAAAACTAAGAATGAAATTGACACGTTAAAAAAGAATATAGGTTATAATTTTTAATAATTCAGGAGCAGTTTAACGACTGCTCTTTTTGTTTACAGGAGGAAAAATGATAAAACTGAACATTTATCACAGCGATGGAAACTACATGGGGATATCGTATGACGGAACTTTAAAGGAGTTCATTAAAAAAGCTGATAAAGGTAAAAGCATAAAGTTAGTAAGCGATGGAAAAGAATGGTATATAAACTCAGCACTGATACTGGCATTTGAGGAGGTGAAGTAAGAATGCTTAAAATATTTATTGGAGTTCTACAGGCAGGACTTGTGATATTAAAACTTTTAGGTCTCCTACATATGGGCTGGTGGCAGGTATTAATGCCTTTGGAGATTATATTCGGTATTTTAATTCTGGTCTTTTTATTGCTAGGGGTAATAAAATTCATAGAGTGTAAAAAGTAAATATTTCGCCTTTTTGGATTTGCAGGCGTAAAAGAACAAATCGGACATAATACCGCTGACATACAGCGTAAAAAATGAAGGAGTGATTATTTTATGAACAAAGAGGATCTGTTAAAACTTGGACTGACGGAGGAACAGGCTGAAAAAGTGCTGTCGGTAAATGCGGAACAACTGAAAGGATTTATCCCGAAAGTAAGATTTGATGAAGTAAACAATGCTAAAAAACAGGTTGAGAAAGATTTATCCGAAAGGGATAAGCAGCTTGAAACTCTGAAGAACAGTACAGGAGATGTTGAAACTTTGAAACAGACAATTGAAACACTGCAGAACGAAAATAAGGCCGCAACGGATAAATATAATGCCGAACTTGCGGAAATAAAACTGGCAGGAGCGGTGGATACGGCCTTGCTTGGAGCGGATGTCTTAAATGTCAAGGCAGTAAAAGCATTACTGGATATGAGTAAAATCAAAATGGACGGCGATGTACTGCTTGGAATCAATGAACAGATTGAGAACCTGAAAAAAGCGGAAGACAGTAAAATGCTGTTCAAGGCTGTTGAAGAGGCGAAATCCAAAGGGCCTAACTTTACAGGAGTGAAACCTGGCGAAGGAAATACAGGAAATGGGGAAAGCAGAGCTCCAAAATCTCTAGCTGATGCCATAATGGCAAAATTTACACAAACAGATTAAAAAAAAATTAGGAGGTGGCTTATATGCCGATAACACTAGCGGAAGCTAAAAAGAACGTACAGGACGATTTGCAGATTGGAGTGATTGACGAATTTGCAAAGAGTAACTTTATCATGAACAACATACCCTTTGACAATGTAGTGTCCCCGACAGGAGGAGGAACTACAATGACTTATGGATACACAAGACTTAAGACACAGCCGACCGCGGACTTCAGGGAAGTCAATCATGAATACGCACCTGCTGAAGTTTCTAAGGAAAGACATAATGTTGACCTGAAAATTTTCGGGGGATCATTCCAGATTGACAGAATTATCGCAGACATGGGTGGAATAGTGTCAGAAGTGCAGTTGCAGATGTCACAAAAAATAAAAGCCGCATCTGCCTTATTTAACAACACTGTGATAAATGGAGACAGTGCAGTGAACAGTAAGGCATTTGACGGGCTTGAAAAAGCAATCACAGGAAGTTCAACAGAATTTATTCCGGGAGCCGCAATAGATTTATCTACTTCGGCCGCAATAGATACTAACTACAAAGCTTTCCTTGACATGCTGGATGAATTTCTGATGGGACTTGACGGAACACCTTCCATGATAGCCGGAAACTTACAGCTTATTGCAAGAATAAGGGCGTGTGCAAGAAGAACTGCAATGTATACGACTGCTTTGAACAGTTTCGGTCAGCAAGTCGAGATGTATGCGGGAATTCCTCTTGTAAATCTCGGGGCTAAACCAGGAACAAATGATCCTGTCGCCGAAACTAAATCAGCTACTGGTGAAACGTCACTGTATGCTGTAAGATTTGGAATGGACGGATTCCACGGGGTCGCTCCAACAGGAAATGGATTAATCAAGTCATGGCTGCCCGATTATAAGACAGCGGGAGCAGTTAAGACTGGAGAAGTTGAAATGGTTGCGGCGGTTGCACTAAAAGCTACCAAAGCGGCAGGAATATTCAGAAAAATTAAAGTAAAATAGGAGGTGCTTTGAATGGCTGTAATAAAATCACCAAATCAGGAGTACACAGGGACAAGTGCAGGAGTAGCTTTTATCAACGGAGTTGGAAACACTGACAACGAAAACTTAATCGAATGGTTCAGGGATCGTGGTTATGAAGTGGAAATCGATGCCGAAGTTACTACCGAAGAAGACTTGGAAGAAAAAGAGATAGATGATTTGGAGAAAACGGGAGAAATAGGAAAAGATGAAAAAGAAGATGAAAAAGAAGTAGAAAAGGCTAAAAAACCGAAGAAGTAGGTGCTGGGTATGGAGTATGTGGAAAACATTAATGATGACGTGATAAAAACATTAAAGTCGGTAGGCTATGAAGTCGTATATACCGACTTATTTTTATTGGAACAGAGTATCGAGAAAGTAAAGTCATACATCAAGAACAAGACTAATCAGAACAAGGTTCCTGAAGGCTTAAAACATATTTGGATTGACCGGAGTACAGGTGAGTTTTTACATTTTAAGAAATCGCTTAACCAGCTTGAACTAAAAGGCTTAGATTTTGACCGTGTGGCAAAAGAAATAAGCGAAGGTGACACCAAGGTAGTCTTTGAAGATACGAAGAGCGAGGGAGACAAATTTGAGGTTTTCACGACGTATTTGATGACAAGAGGAGAGGAAGAACTCTTGAGATATAGGAGGATAGTATGGTAAAGGAACTGAAAAAGGCAAAAAAGGCTATACAGTCACTGTGGACTGGAGTTTGTAGTATATTTGGGTTTAAAGATGTTGAAGACAAGTACGGAGCAACAAGTCATGCAGAAGTGACGTTGTTTGAAAATCTGCCTTGCCGGTTAAGTTTTAAGAATATAAGTCAGACCAGCCAGACGGAATCTTTCGCTGTGAGTTCTCAGGTCGTGAAACTATTCATCGCTCCTGAAGTTTACGTCCCTCCAGGCAGTGTGATTGAAGTCACTCAGAACGGAATAACAAGGAAATATAAACACTCGGGAATATCGGCGGTTTACACGAACCACCAAGAAATAGTGCTTGAAGCATATAAAGGAAGTGCTTAAATGGGAACAAGTAAAGTTAAAGTGGATTTTTCGGAAATAAGAAAAGCCGCTGAAACATTAAGTCAGGCAAATACGGCACTGCTGCTTGAGAACATAACAAACGAACTGGGTGCAAGGTTACTTGCCAAAGCAATCAAGAGAACGCCTGTCTATAAGCCTACTTTTGGGGAAGAAGTGAAATATAAAACTGGAAAAAGGAAAGGACAGGTCAAACTGAATAAGGACGGAACTCCTGTGAAAGACGGGATTAAGAAAGTATCATATAAGAAAAACGGTGAAACTGTGACAAAGGAATACTCACACACAGGAGGAACACTGAGACGAGGCTGGGATGCAAGTATAGGAGCTAGAGCGGTCAATACAGGCGGAGGATATACGGTGACAATAACGAACAACGTTGAATACGCATCATATGTCGAGTTCGGGCACAGGCAGACTCCGGGAAGATATGTTCCGGCAATAGGAAAATCATTGAAAAAATCATGGGTTACAGGACAGTTTTTTCTAACAAAAGCAGAGCTGGAACTGGAAAAGGAATTACCAAAAATAATTGAAAAAAAACTTGAAGTATGGATAAAGGAGGTACTTGGAGGATGATAAACGTCATATTGAATGCACTGACCGGAAAGTTAAAAGAAACGTTTGGGGTAAAGGTTTACATCAATCAGGTACCTCAGAACTTTGAGGAACCCTGTTTTTTCGTGCATGTTATAAGCACTGATAAAACTCAGATTGTTGATTTAAGATACAAGGCTGTGACAGTGTTCGGGATTGATTATATAGCCGATGAAAACAGAAAAAATTCAAGAGAAATATATGAAGTAATTGAGAAACTGAATGGTGTTACTAACCTGATAACGCTCGAAAATGGAGACATCATGAGAGGCACTAAGAGAAAAACTGAGATACAGGACGGGAACATGCACAGCTTTATACAGTTCAGTTATTTCATTAACGGTAAAAGAGAAAATGAAAAGATGGAAATTCTTTCAGTAGAAGGAGGCATTAAAAAGGATGGCTAAGAAAAGCGAAACAAATACAAGCTTTACAAAAGAACAGCTGTACGGTTCGAAAAAATATGAAATGCAGAAGGACATCATTGGAGTAATGCTTGAAGAAGATAAGGAATATTCTTTTGATGAAGTGGATAACATTATAAAAGAATTTTTAAAGAGAGAGGTGAAATAGATGGCATACGGAGGAGGTACATGGTTATTTCAGAATAAAGTTTTGCCGGGTACTTACATTAATTTTGTCAGTCTAGCAAGGGCTATCGTATCACTTGCTGACAGAGGTTATGCGGCAATGGCAATGGAACTTGACTGGGGAGTAGACGGGGAAGTGTTCGCCGTTGAAAATTCTGATTTTCAGAAAAACAGTCTGAAAATATTCGGATATAGTTATGATCATGAAAAAATGAAAGGTTTAAGGGACTTATTTTCTAATGCAAAGACAGTCTACTGCTATAAGCTGAATGAAGGGTCAAAAGCAAGTAATGACCTGGCCACTGCAAAATATTCAGGTGAAAGAGGGAACAGCATTAAAATAACGGTAGCGGCTAACGTTGACGCTCCTACAATGTTCGATGTTACTACTTTGCTTGACAATAAAAAAGTGGACGTTCAGACAGTAAAAACAGCAAAAGATTTAGTCAATAATGATTTTGTAGATTTTAAAACAGGTGCAACGTTAATGCCGACTGTAGCGAAACCGCTTGAAAATGGGACAAACGGAAGTGCAGTGACAGGAACGGAATATCAGAAGTTCCTGGACAAAATAGAGACTTACTATTTTAATACGTTAGGATGTCTTGCAACTGACGAAATAATTAAAAAACTGTACATTCAGTTCACAAAAAGAATGCGTGATGAAGTTGGAGCTAAGTTCCAGACTGTAGTCTATAGAGGAGCATATGCAGATCATGAAGGTGTCATTTCTGTTGAAAATAAGACTATTTCCAAGGATGACAAGGAATCGTCTGCAGTGTACTGGGTTACAGGAGCTGAAGCGGGATGTCCTGTTAATAAGTCAGTTTCGAACAAAGTTTATGATGGGGATTTCATATTTGAATTTAAGGAAAATCAGACGGCCCTGGAAAATGGAATAAAAGCAGGAAAATTCCTGTTCCACAAGGCTGATAACAAGCCCGTTGTTCTTACAGACATAAATACGTTCACATCAATCACAGTAGATAAGAATGATGACTTTACATCTAATCAGGTGATAAGAGTGCTTGATCAGATTGCTGTGGACATTGCAAAACTGTTCAACAAGTCGTTTGTCGGAAAAGTGGACAATGATGAAGACGGAAGGTTATCGCTTAAAGATAATATCGTTGACCATCACAAGGAACTGCAGAGAGTCAGGGCGATTGAGAATTTTGTTGCAGAAGATGTGACAGTTGAAAAAGGAAAAGATAAGAAATCAGTGCTTGTAACGGATAAGGTCACTCCTGTTGCGGCAATGGAAAAATTATACATGAGCGTCATAGTGGCTTAACTAAATGATTAAGGAGGTAAGAAATGAGCACAACAATGAATGGTAGAGATGCCGTATCAGGAAGTATGGGAAGATGTTTTGTCACGATAGAAGGTAACAGATATCTTTTAATGCAGGTTATTTCCGTGAAAGCGGAAATGGAGAAGACAAAAACTAAGGTTCCTATCATGGGACGTTCAGGAAAAGGAAACAAGGCCACAGGCTGGGAAGGTTCGGGAAGTGCAAAACTGCACTACAACTCATCTCTGTTCAGAGAACTGTTACTGAAATATCAGAATACGGGAGAAGATATCTATTTTGACATGCAGCTTGTGAACGAGGATCCTACCTCAACAGTAGGAAGACAAACAGTCATATTAAAAGGATGTAACATAGACGGAGGAACTCTTGCAAGTATAGACGCGGATGCGGAATATCTTGAAGACGAATTCGATTTTACATTTGAATCTTTTGAAATTCCTGAAAAATTCAAGAATTTACCAGGAATGCAGTAATATTGGAAATTTTTTTCAGATGGCTGTTAAATCCTGAAAAAGTGGCAGAATTTTTAGCAGATACAACCGTGTGTCTGCTTATTTTTTATATAATTCATTTAATCAGAAAGGTGTTGAAATTAATAATGGACAGTTTAAAAGGATTTTTTAAAGGAAATGCGAAACAGGTAGAAAATGAAAAAGTGGTAATTTCTGACAGATTTGTCGGGGATGACGGAAAGCCACTGGAGTGGGAAATCAGGGCTATAGGAAATGAAACGGATGACGAACTAAGGAATCAGTGTACCTCACAGGTTAAAATTAAGAAAAACGTATACATACCTAAATTGGACTACACAGAGTATCTTAAAAAACTGCTTGTTGCGTGTGTAGTATACCCCAACTTAAATAACAAGGAATTACAGGATAGTTACGCAGTAATGTCTGCAGAGGAGCTCCTATCTGCTATGCTTTTACCAGGAGAGTTTAACGCTTTGGCGGAAAAGGTACAGGAAATATGCGGATTTGATAAAGATATCATGGAAGAAAAAATTGAAGAAGCAAAAAACTGATAGAGGAGGATGCAATGGCGGGGTATGCACATTACGCCCTCCACAAGCTTAAAATAATGCCGGGTGATTTTGCCGAGCTCGGTCTTGAGGAAAAAGCATTTATCATAGCAAGTATAAGATTAAAAATTGAAAATGAGAAAAAGGAAATGCAGAAAATGAAGTCCAAAGCAAGGAGGTGATGCTAATGGGAACAATAAGCTCTTCGATTCAGATGATGGACAGGCTTACCGGTCCGGTTCTTAAAATGGCAAACGCAATGGCAAGTCTTGTGACCACTATGGAGGCAGCGGATAATAAAAAGATAGACCCGAAAGGGTTAGATTCAATGAAAGATAACATAGCAAGGGCTAACGCAGAACTGCAGATTCTGCAGACAGAACTTGCAGGAGCAGGAGCACAGACACAGCAGAATAATGCAAAACAGCAACAATGGAACAGTTCGATACATGGCGGAGGTAAAGCCGTGAATGGATTGATAAATAAGTTGAAGACTGCCGTCGGGTTATATGCACTTGTGAATGGTGCAAAGAAACTGGCTGGGTTATCGGATGAAGTCATGACGATAGATGCAAGACTTAATCTTATAACAAATACATCCGCACAGAAAAATAATCTGAAAAACGCAGCATATCAAATGGCACAGGAGGCGAGAGTTCCACTGAACAGTTTTACGAATGATGTGGCCAAGCTCGGAATCCTTGCTGGAAAAAGATTTGCAAATAATGCTGAGATAATACAGTTCATGGGTAACGCAACAAAAGCATTTAAAGTGGCGGGTACTTCCGCATCTGAAACTGCTGGGGCAATGACACAGCTTAACCAGGCACTTGCATCAGGAGTATTGCAGGGAGACGAGTTCAGGAGTATCAGGGAAAATGCTCCGCTTATCACCCAGGCTATAGCCAAGGAAATGGGGGCGTCACAAGATCAACTGAAAAAACTGGCGTCAGAAGGAAAAATAACAGCAGATGTAGTGAGAAGAGCAGTACTGGGAATGACTAATGACATCAACAGGGATTTTTCCAAACTACCTATGACCTGGGGAGAATTATGGACAAAAGCAGGAAATTTTGCAATTAGAACTTTAGAGCCTTTATTACTGATGATAAATAGGGTTGCAAATTCAGAAAAATTTTACGTGTTGGCATCTGGTATAGCGAATGCATTTGAAATTGTTGCTGGTGTAGTCATGTCTGTTTTTGAAACAGCATTAAATGTAGGAAGTTGGATGTATGATAACTGGAATATGGTAAGCCCAATAATATATGCAGTAATTGGAGCGCTAATCGCCTACAATATTATACAAGCGATAACAACAGCTGCTATTTGGGCGCATAATATAGCAGTTACTGCTAAAGCGGCATTAGATATGGCAGCAGGTGGAGCATCCTTTTTTGCAACTGCGGCTCAGTATGGACTTAATGCGGCCATTTATGCTTTTCCTGGTACTTGGATTGTAATGGCAATAGTAGGAGTTATCGTAGGTTTGATATCCTTAATTGTAGTTATGGGAAAAACTGTTTTTGGGGCAAGAACAGCCACAGGGGCAATTGCAGGAGCTTTTGCATGGCTGAATGCTACTATAATGAACTTAATTGCTTGGATAATAAACACTTTTATAGCATTAGTCAATGGTGGAATAAAAATGGCTAACGGAATAATAGACTGCATTAATGGGATGATAAGAGGGGCCTCTCAGGGGCTTTCTAATTTTGCAAATGTGTTTATTGATGCTTTCAACTGGATAATGAGAAAAGCAGATGAGTTTATAAACGGATTATTACAAAAGATGCAAGCTTTAGGCCCTTTATTTGCAGCAGTAGGCATATCATTGCCATCGGGAACAGGAGGAGCCTTACAGTTAGATCGTGTTAATTTTAGTGCTTCTCAGATAGGGCATATAGGATCAATAAACGGTGGGGATAGTAATGTTATGAAATACAGAAATCCAAATACCGATGCCAAAAGTGCTGCTCAAAAATGGGATCAAAAACAAGATAATTTTATGAACAGTTTTAAAAATATCAAGAATGGTATTATGAATAACTTAGGTGATTTAGGAGGTTTTGCAGGTGGATCAGGTGTTGGATCAGACCCCGCAGGAGCTGGTAAAGGCGGCGGGGGTAACATAGGTAAAAATACAGGAGATACTGCTAAAAATACTGGTAAAATGGTTAACTCTCTAGAAGATACAGAAGAAGAAATGAAGTATTTGAGGGAACTTGCAGAACAGGAGCATATAAATCAATTCACAACTGCTGAAATAAGAGTTGAAATGAACAATAATAATACGATAGAAAATGAAACTGATATTGATAAAGTTATAAGAAAACTGACTGAAAAGATAGAAGAAAAAATGAATATTGTGGCAGAGGGGGTGCATT